CTTGTGGCGTTTTTCACGTTCGGCGGCATCGTCTTCGGCCTTTCTGATCTGGTCATTCATGGTTTTTTCCTGCGCCCGGGCTGCCACTTCGGCGCGGTGCGACTGGGCAGCGAAGACATCGACGGCATGCTGGTAGCCGATGGCCTCGTGATAGGCGGTGAGGCGGTAGTAGCCGAGCATCAGGGCCAGGCCGATGGCGACGATGCCGACGATCTGGGCTGTGAAGCGGTATTCGACGGGGATCAGGGCGAGCGGGTTCATGCGACGCTCCGGTAGCGCAGGCCGTCGAAGCTGAGGCACTGGCCGCGCCGGCGCTCGTCGAAGGAGATGTGCACCCAGCCGCCACCAGGCGAATCAGGCCATTCGACGATCAACTGGTCGAAGGCGATGCCCGACTCGCGGATGGCCTCGAACACCTGGCCGGTCGTGCCATAGGCCGGGCAGACGAAATCGACTGCCCAGCCCTGCAGGTGCGCGCTGAACGCTGACCCGCCTACCGCCTGGTTAAGCTCAGGCGAGCGAAACCACGACTGTACGATGACTGGAAAGCCGAGGATCTCGCGCACCCGCTCCAGGCGCTCGGCCGTAATGCGGATGGCGGCGAACTGCTTTTGACTGGGTACATTGCCGATCAGGCGGCGCGTCGCCACCTGACTGAAAATCGCCTCGTGCAGCGTGAAATGCCGGGAAAGCTGGCGGTCGATGGTCACTGGCAATCCTCCGAACGGTCGCGGCGATGCCGCTCATGGGCCACATTGCGGGCGCCGATCAGGGCGATGATGACGCCGACGATGATCAACAGCAGGACGGCGTTCATCACCCTGCCCTCCCCGAGATCAGCCGCTGGAACAGTCGCTCCAGGCCGGATGTTCCCAGGCTGGCCAGGGCAGCGGCGACGCCGATCTGACCAAGCATGGGCACGTCGGGAACCCAGACCAGCACGGAGCCGGCCGCCATGGCAATGCCGCCTGTCGAAAGGGCGCGGCCGACAATGATCCGGGCGGTAAGCACTTCGCCGGAGGCGAGCAGCTGGCCGAGGCCGATGCTGATGCCGACCAGGGAAAAGAGCACCGCGTTGCCGATCTGCTCGAGATATCCAATGACCTTTCCCGGCATTTTTTCTTCCTTTCTGCCCTCTGTGGGGCGATGCGATGTAAAACTTACATGTCGGCGGTAGCCCGAACGATGTTGGTGCCATCCGAATAAACGATGGCCCGCTTCCCGGCAGCGACCACAACCCCGGTGCCAGTCGCCCCGATGAATTGCAGGCCGAAGCCGCCGGCTGTGCCGTTAAATACTGTCCATTGCCTCGGCTTGAGTGGCAGCACGATGTTTCGCTGTGCGGTCAGCGTGCCGGTGAATTCGAGGATCTGATTGCGGACCTCGGCGAAACTCAGCGTGGTATTGGCGTCGGAAATGGCCTTGGCCAGCCGCCCGTGATGATCGGGCACCGCCAGGCGGTGGTCGGTGTAACTCGATACCGTCGAGGTGCCGGTTACGGCCGTATAGAGCGGCGTCCGACCGGCCGTGAAGCCCGTCGTGTTGGACGACACCGCCCCGGTCGTCGGCTCGGCCTCAATGTAATTCGAGGCGCTGGCAGTCAGGCTTAACGTGCCGTTGGCGATCTGGGTCAGAGCGCCGTTGACCAGCACATTCCCGCCGTAATAACCCCAGGTCAGGCCGGATGTTGTCGATTGCCGACGGCCGTACAGCGTCGCCGGGCTGGCAGAGTCGAAATAGGCATTGGCGGTGATTTCTTTGCCGGCCTGACTGGATGACAAGGCGTCAAGGTTTGTGCTGGAATTGGCCATTAGACGGCTCCTGTGAAAATCTGAAATTCGCTGGTCGGCAGGGTGAAAGGCTCGGTGTAGATTGCCCGATCGGTGATGCGGATTTCGTCTAGATGCCCGGAGAGATAAAAGTTGTTTCCCGGTGCATAGCGGCCGAAATTAAGGCTAGATAGGTCGACAGCCCCGGCGTAACTGCCCGTCCCGCACACAGCCCCGTCTACATACAGCGTTACCGACCCGCTCTTGCGAACAAATGCCACATGCCGCCATATTGTCGCGCTGCTTGGCATCGACGCGTTTGTGATTACCTCAACGTTGTTGAGGTATGCGTAGGCGTTATAAAAATATGTCCCGTTTGACGGGTGCGAGAAGTAGCACCCCGTGAATCCTCCCCGCCGCCAAAACTCGATGGTGAAGTCGCCGAACATGCCGAAATTAGAAGGAACGCTGAAGTAAGCGTTTGATCCGTTGAACTTGATCGATGTCGACCCAAACACCGGAGCCACATCGTTGGCCGTGGTCAATCCACCAACCGCCGTAATCGTGTTGCCGGCTTCGTCGGGGAATACCGTTCCGTTGTTGTCTCCGTTGCCGTGCATCAGCAGGCGAGTCGACGGCCGGCGCGGCAGCGACGAAACCAGCGGATAACCGCGCCCAGCGATGGCACCGATCTGATAAATCTTGAGATACAGCGTCGTCTGCGCTGCGCCGAAGTCGGTTGTTTGCTGGGCGCTGGTGTAGGTCGCCGTTGCCGAAGTAAGACCGGATAGCGTGCGCTTGAGCGTCGAATAAGTGGCGTCGGAATAAATTTCGACCTCGTAGGCTTCGCCGGCCTCGCTTAACGGCGCATCAACCTTGTCACGCCACGCTGCGCCGATGCGCGTGCGACGAACCCAGGTGATCGACCAATCGTTCGAGGCTGCCCGGCTACCGTTGAGATAGACCGGGCTCAGGCACTCCAGATTGACGGCGTTATAGGTCAGCGATTGGGTCGTCGCCTCGTCCTCGGACTGACCTAGCGTCACCCCGCGATATTTTCTCTCGACGCCGATAAATGCCGAGGCCACACCGCTCTGCACGATGGTGTCGGTGTCGAGCAAAACCAGTGTATCGAGCGCGGCATGGGTATTGACCGCCCATTCGGTCCCGAATCGACCCCGGATAAAATCACGCAGGATGTAAGTACCATCGCCCTGCAGCAGACAGGTTTGGGCAGCGATGATTTCCCAGCGGCCATGATCGCCTAGTGCAAAATGGTTTGCCCCGGCCAGCATGGCGGTTTCGGTAACGCTGCTCAGGTCGCCATTGATCAAGCGCACAGAAAGTGTGTTGGCTTTGTCCATCAGCGCGAACGAATCAACACCGGACAAGGCGTTGATCGCCTGCCCGATGGTTGCGCCGGGAACGCCGACAGCGTCGGTCTGGTCCCAGCTTGTGCCGCCGTCATCGGAGCGTAGCACAACCCCGCCCGGCCAGGCGTCGTAGTAACCGCAGGCTGCGACCAGCATGGCCGGCGTGTCCATGCCGTCATGCACAGCCGGGATATCGAGCATCTGCAAGCGCGTCGGCCCCTTGAGTCCGAGCGTTACCCCGGTAGATGCTGACCCGCTGTCGGCCACGGCGACCGGCGTGAAAAGCGTCGCCGATCCGGCTGGACGCCCCGCCACTTCGACCCGCCCATCGGGGAGGGTATGCACCGAGGTCAGGCGGATGGTGTGGGTAACGCCCTGATGCACAATGTCGACCACGTCGGCCGGCTCAAGATGCCGCCAGCTCGGAGCCAGCGTCGCCGAATACCCGTAGCGCTCAAGCCAGCGCAGGTATAGCGCAACTTCGGCCGCGCCGCCCGCCTCGGTTGCCGTCAGAACGATGGGCAGGTCGGTGCTTTGCACATTGACTGCCGTCGTGTTCAGGCGCTCTGCACCCTGCTCGCCTGGGTCGTATTCGCGGCCAGGGTCGACGTGCGTCAGCACGATGCGGCGCGGCAACTGGCTGTCCATTTCGCGCTCGATACCGAGGCGCGTTCCTGGCTTGTCGCCTGGCGACCGGGCATCAAGATCAGCCTCGGTGATCGTCGCCACCGCAGCCCCGCCGCGCTTGACGCATTGCAACTGGTAGCCGTGCTGGCGAACATCGAACGGCCACACCGATTGCAGCGGCTCGATCCCGGCCCGGATGGCGGCCACGGACGAAATCCGGTAGCCGCGCACCGTGTCGGTCAGTGCCGTCACATCGATATCGCCGGATGTCAGCAGGCCGGACTGTAGTGTTTCATCGCGCACGATGTCGCCGAGTATTTCGCTCCCCGGCGTGATCAGACCACGTGTAAAAACGTTGTACGACGACCCCGAGAACGCAAAGATCATGTCGTTGGCGAAATAGACCGTCGGGTAGGAAAATGTGTAATAGCTCAGGCCGTTCGGCGTGGACAGCACATCGTCGGTAACCAGGGTTGATCCGGATATCGAATAAACCGTTACCGTGCCGCCAGATGCGCCAACAATCGCTGCGACCCGCATCGTCTCGCTATCGAACGATGCGGCGCCGAAGTGATACTGGGCACAGCGCGAGAATCCGAAGTCGTAAATCGATTTGATATTGTCGGTCAGGCCGCTGTGCGTGATTAAAAAGGCATCGTCAATGACGAAGAAATCGCGGATATATCCCCCAACCCCACTCTCACCTGGCCGTGCCGTGACAATGAACACCGATCGCTTGTCATTGGCAATCGCCACCCCGATCACCGTGTGATCCGCCGGCAGTGCGGCGGCGCAGTTATCGCCGTTGCTCAGGGTCAAGGCACCGCCGCCGATAGTCTTCGAGGTATCGCAACGGATCGACCAGGTCATCCCGACCTGCGTCGTGAAGCGACCGCAGTCGTAGATATATCCGCTCGGGTCGGTGATCTCCGGCTCTGTCCGGTATTCGTACCCGAGAAAGTCGCCGGCCAGCGAGTACAGCGAATCGACCTGCGAGCCGACCGTTGTCAGGTAAATAACGTCGTTGGCCACTCGCGAAATGTAGGGAGTCGGGTTGGCCGGGAAATAATAATTGACGCGGAACTGCGTCCCGATATCCGCCACTGTCGTCGTCCGCGACCACGTCGAGTAACCTGCCGCAGTCAGCACTTCGACCTTGACCTGTGCCCCCATCAAGCTGTTGCCGTGGTCCTTGAGCGGGTAATCCTCGAACACCATGTAAGCCGTGCCTCGGTAGGCCGGTACATTGCCGACGCCAAGCGTCGCCTCCATCCGCGCGTCGGGTAACTGGGTATCGCTGCCGGCGTAGAGCCGGAAATACTTCGCGCCGGCATTGCTGGCGGCGATCTGGTCGATACTGACTGACGATGCGTCGTAGATCAGCTTAGAGCCGACCCACACCCGGCGAACGCCCTGGATAGGGCCGCGACACAGGCTGATGGCAAAGGTGGCGTAGTAGCTGTACGTCGTGGTGGTCGATCCACCGCCGCCCTTGCCGTT